GATCAGGTCGCCGCAGCTGCAGACGACATCATCGGGACTCTCATTACCACCGCAGCGTTAACCGCTGAACCACCTGCAGTCAAAGAGGCCGCGCTCGCAGTCGGGGTCGAAATCTTCCAAGCCCGCACCGCGTCAGGTGGGCAGGCCGTGGCAACCGATTTCAGCCCCGGCCCCTACCGCCTATCCGTTTGGTTAACCCGCCGGGTTATGTCCCTTTTAGGGCCATACCTGAACGTTAAAGGGATGATCGGATGACCGCCCTCACAACCGAGGCACGGTTAGAACTTGTCCAGGCATTCACCGGAAGCGGCCTCAAGGTGTACACCACGGTCCCGGCAGTACCTAAACCGCCGTGCATTGTGGTAATACCTGATTCGCCATGGATTCAGCCGACCCGTTTAGGGTCGAACCTGAACTACCGGGTCCGGTGGAAAGTCCTAGTAGTTATCAGCCCCCGCAACAATGAGGCCGCCACACTCGACGTCGAGGAAGCGGTCGACCTAGTGCTCGGATTAGTACCGTCGGGATATGTGGCCGAGCTAGTCAGCCCACCACAACTCGCCGACACCGGGGCACAAGGCACCGTCTACACAACCGAGATAAGCGTCACCGTACAAATGCAAGCCGCACCACCAGTACCGCCTACACCGTAACCGGGTCAACGCCCGCACACACACAAGGGAGAAAATCATGCCAGCAGTATCAGTGGCGGGCGCCGCGTTCACCGTGGAGTTTGGTAGCCCCGCCGTACAGTACGAATCACAGGTCACGTCCGGCACCGTCACCACCACGCCGACAATTGTCCGCACAAAGACTCTTGACTCGGTGGCGTTCGACCAGACGGATCTCAACTCGACGATGAGCATTGAGTTTCTTTACGATGAGAACTCTGGCCTTTACGATGTCATTCAGACCGCTATTACTGCAGCTGCACCAATCGCCGTTGTGGTCAGTTCCGCCACCGGTGCATGGACCGGGGCAAGCATGAGCATCGAGTCGGCAGAGATGACCGTCGAGGCCGCAGGTATCGCTACCTGCTCAGTCAGCCTTACCGGTTCCGTAGTATTCGCCTAAACCACCTAGTGAACGGGGAAACATCATGTATCCGAAAGTCAACTACACACGACCGGAACAAACCGAGCCGACCGTCGTCGACTGCTTAGCCGCTGACGTCATGCTCGCCAACCGCTTGTGCAACAACAATCCAAAGCTCGTCGATTTGTGCATCATCGTCGCCTATATGGCGGAGCATGACGTCGAGCCCGCGAAACTCGATCAGGTGAGCCGCTGGGCCCGTAAGGAAAGAATCTGGGCCGAGCAAGGGGAAACGCCGGACCCTACCCGGCCGGGACCGTTGAGCGACTAATGGTCCAACTAGCGCTCCACCTGCACAGGCCCGTAGAGGAACTGGCGCGGATGGAACCTAGGTTGCTTGCAACATTCGTAGAGGAGCTCTCAAGTGGCAATAGTTGAGGCCTACGTCGACGGCCTAAACGAAGTGCTACGCGCATTTAAGGCACTCCCAAAAGAGGCCAGTGCCGAACTCCGCAAATCGTCCATGGAAATCGCCGAGCGGCACATGGCCCCCGCGTGGCGTAATGCCGCGCTTTACTATGCCGGCCCGTGGGGTCAAGTCATCGCCGACAGTGTAAAAGTGAAACGCGACCGTGTGCCCGCCGTCACTATTGGCGGAAACCGCAAAGTGCTATCTGGTGGCGGCACCGCGACCATGGTCCGCTACCCGTCGGACACCGGTGAGGGCCGCGAATCGTTCGCCCCATTTGAGCAAACAAATTGGATCAGTAACGTCCGTGGATATCAACCCGACGCGCTTCGCGAATGGGGCGCGGCAGTTGACCGGATCGTCGCCCAATGGGACAGGATGTAGCCATGGCTAAAACCCTGACAGTCTTTCTTGCGGCGGACGTATCGAAACTGACCCGAAGCCTTAAAACCGCTGATGCGGATATGCAAGGTTTATCCGGCACGTTAAACAAAGTAGTAGGGCCCGCGCTACTGGCAACTGTTGCGGCCGCCGGAGCTCTCGCTGTTAAATTCGGTGTCGACGGTGTCAAAGCCGCGATGGACGACGACGCATCACTGCAGGCTCTTGCGAAAACCCTAGAAAACGTTGGCCTCGCACATGATACGGAAAAGGTCGAGGCCTACATTTCTAGCCTCGAACGTTCCCTAGGTGTAGCCGATGATGAACTCCGCCCCGCCTATGATCGCCTCGTCCGATCCATTGGCGACACCGAACAAGCGAACGCCGCCCTAGCCTTATCTTTAGACATTTCATCGGGGAGCGGGAAGTCGCTTGACGCCGTTGTCCAGGCGCTTGGCCGCGCATATGACGGAAATGTCGCCGGTTTATCTCGCCTAGGTGCAGGGATCGACGCCGCCACACTTAAAACCGGTGATATGAACCAAATCACCGCAGCACTGTCGGCCACGTTCGCAGGGCAGGCGCAAACCGCCGCCGGAACCTATGAAGGCCAAGTAAAACGGCTCAGCACCGCTGCAGACAACATGAAAGAGGCATTCGGTGCTGGGCTACTGAAAAACCTTGGAGACACCGACGCCGCAACACAAAGACTCGTCGACCGCATGGGCGGATTTGAGGCCACTCTAGAAGATGTCGGGGCATTCGTCGGCGACCTAGTGCTCGGCCTAGAAGATCTCGCATCCGCAACGCAAGACGTAGGCCAAAAACAAAGCGTCGCAGAAAAGCAAGGCATCAAACTCAGGGACGAAACTCAAAGCCTAGCCGCCGCATTCTTCCAAGCTGAAGATCCGGTAGTCGGACTCGGAACGGTTCTCCTGACCCTTGTCACAAATCAGGGCCGCACAGTGAGATCAACCGAAGCCGCAATCGAGGCCACACGACTCCTCGAAGCCGGATACCGTCAAGCAAGCGGGGCGTCTAGCCAATTCACCGCCGCGACATATGACACCGCCGACGCGCTCCGCACCTCATACAACGAATTTATTCGCATGGCCGAAGTCACAGCGAACACAACCCGCACAACAGCGGATCAGGCCGAGCGGGCCGCGACCGCCACAACGCGCGTCACACAACTAGCGACCAGTGTCGAGCGTTACACCGGGTCAAGTGGTGCAGCTGCAACAGCCACCACGATCACCACGGACAAACTAGGGCAGCAAGAGACCGTACTTAAAGGCCTCAACACGCAACTAAACCAGCAGACCAACGAACTCGAAAACGCTACAAAAGCGATTAACGCTTACGCCCAAAACGTCGCGAACCAAATCACGCGCGGATTCGATCTCAGCAAAGGCCTCACAATCACCGACGGCCAAGCCAACGCCGCCGAATGGCTCTCCGGTGTGGACGCTGAAGTCGCCAAATACCAGTGGTTCGGAAACGTACTTACCGAGATTGAGCGCCAAGGTGGGCCCGAACTCCGCGATTACTTTGCAGGACTTGGGGCCGACGTGGGCGGGGAAATGGGCCAAGCCGCTATCACTGGCGGGCTAGTCCCACAACTGGCAAACAAACTCCTCGAAGTCCAAGCCGCCGCGTACAGCGTCGGGCAAGCCATGGTCCCCGAATTCTTACTAGCGGGCGAGGATTCCGCCCTCGAATTCGTTAACGGCACCGTCGCCCAAATAGCCAAAGAGGAAAAACGACTCCGCAAAATTGGCGAAAACATTGGTAAACCAATCGGGGCGAACATTAAAAAGGAAATTGCCGAAGCCGTCGCCGAAGCGATCAAAGCCGCCGAAGCATCCCGTACGGCTGCACTTGCCGAGATCTCCGCTAGGGAAGCCGCCACCACGGCCGGGGCCGTCGAGCAGGCCACCGCCCAATCACTCGCCCGCCTTATCCGTAACAGTGACAACCGGGCAGGCCGTAACGTGCAACCGGTGCTCGCATGACGTCGCCGATCACGCTTGTCGAAATCGCTGGGGTCGCCCTCGACCTATCCAACGTCGAGTACCAAGTGAACGTGCAGCATGGCCGCAATAGTGTCACCAGTCAGCCCGAAGCCTCGACCGCGCAAATCACGATCAGGGGGGCGGCCGGTGTGGCCGCGCAAATGTCCGACCCCGTGACCATTCAGGCCTACGGATTCGACCGGTTCACCGGTGAAATCTCGGATCTCACGATCACGCACCTATCGACCACACCACCGACCGCTATCACGACCGTTATTGCTATGGGCAATCTTTCCAAACTCGGTTTGCGGCAAACCACGGACACCACCTACCCCCACGAAACAGTCCGGGATCGGGCAGAGAAAATCCTCACCGACGGAGGCCTGCCCTACCTAAACGGCGGGGACGACGTGCTCGAACTGCACAGCCTAAACGCCGGCGAAACCGAACAGCAACCCGTATTGCAGGCTCTCGCCGAACTGGCGGAATGGTCCGGGGCAACCTATTTCGACACACCGGAAGGCCTCATCGCATTCGAGTCCTACGGATCTCGGGGCATTACTGCATTCGCCGCAACGTGGCAAAGCCTTATGGAGCCATGGACGTTCTACTCGCAATCGTGGGATTCATTTCCTGCGACTATTGCAGCTTACGAATTCCC